TTTAGGATTAGAACATAATTTATGATAATCTAAAAATAACATATTTTCATGCCTATTTTGAACTACAGATGCTTCAAAAAGAGCAGAATATGCTTTTCCTATTGATCCTTCTGGATTTAACATTGATTTAGCTCTATCTAATGTAGTAAATCCTGTAGAACTAACTATTTCTTCTAATTGAGTATAAGTTTCTGGCTCTTTTTCATATAATCTACCAAAAGAAGCAGCACATTCTAACGGAGGTCTTACTGTGCATATTATTTTAATAGGTTTATCAGTTAAATTGTCTAACAAATCTAAATAAAATGGCCAATTTCTATCTTTATCTATATTTACAGTATGATTTCCATTATTATATGCTTCAAAAATAGATTTTAAGATTGGTATAAGTTTTTCTTGTTTTGATGTGACTTTGTTTTTAGGAGCATTTGACCACCATTCTCTAACATTCATTAAAAGAGGTAATAATGTTGATGCTTCTGTCACATTTATTTCTGGATTTTGAGCTAGTAAACCGCATAATACAGTAGATCCTGATCTTGGTAATCCTGAAAGTAAAACTTGTTCCATATTAAGTTCCTTTTTTCGCTATAAACATTACTCTTTCTTCTGAATCTGTTCCTAAATATTCTAAAGTGTAGTTTAAAGAGTTGAATTTATTAATTATACCTTCTTGCGGAGCATATTCACTCCAAGATGTTTCTATTAATATTGTATCTGCCATAGAGCATGCTTTTTCTATTTGAGTTTCCCAATTACCAAAATATAAAATACTAAATAAAGTAACAATATCATAAGTTGATATTGGAGTATAATTATTTATATCTCCTACTTCAAAAGTGTATTTATCAGCTGTGAAATAATTAGGCATAATATTTTCAGCACTAGTTATATAACTGCTTTCTATGTCTAAACCATGAACATGAGTAGCTCCTTGATCTAAACACCAAGCAGAAAATCTTCCATTACAACATCCTACATCAAATACTGTTTTACCGTTCAATTCAGCAGAAAAAACTGACATAGCTTCAGCTCGAGCATTTAAAATATTTTCCGCACTTACTATTGCTTCATCTATAGGTAAATTTACAAATAAAGGTTTACTATCAAAGTACATCGTCTGGTGCTCCTTCTCCAATTAAATTTCCATCATTATCATACATCTCTAATTCTATCATAGGGGAATAAGCTATTAATTCATCTATATCATTTATAGCCATGATTTCATTATAAATTTTATAACTTTTGGTTTCTATCTCAACAACTGCCTGAGCAAATGCTTCTAATACACCTATACAGTCTTCTTCATAAAGTGGAAACTTTTCTCCTTTTGAATCAAACCAATGAAAATCTTTAGGATATTTACCCAAAGGTATCAAAGAAGACATAATAGATAAATGAGACATATTTCTAAATCTGCAATCAAAATATCTACCCTTATAATATACTCCTTGCTTGTGTATACCATCTTTATTTTGGTACCACACATCTATTTTCATATCTCTTATTTCTTCAAAAGTATCAAAAATAACATCATAAACTTCATTAACTTCAGCTAAACCATTATTTACAAATTCATATTTAGGACCTCTGTTAGTTCTATGAGGTCTTCCAGGAAATGGATTTTTCCATGGGTTAAGTCTTAAAATACCCATACTGAATAAATCTTGATCAGAAGTATTTTCGTCTATAGTTATTTTATTATCTTCAAAACCATATTCAATAGAATCACCTGAGTATACTCCTCCAAATTGACCATTTTTATATTTAATCCACTTTCTCATAAAAATTATCCCCAGCTTATTTTAGCATCATAAGTAAAACCATTATTATTACCTACTGTTACGCTCGTATAATTGTAACTACCAGTTCCTGTAGGTGAAGCAACAGCACCATTACCACCAGCTTTTCCTCCAGCATTTATTGTACCACCATTACCTCCAGTAGAGTAACCTCCACCTCCACCGCCACCGCCATAATAACATGATCCGCTACTACCATTACCGCCATTATTGCCACTGCCTGAATTAGGAGCATTCCCCTGAGTTGAAGGGTCTCCTTCATATTTACCTCTTCTTCGTTCTTGATTAGTTTCGAAAGAACTTCCTCCTCCGCCTGCACCAACTAAAACATCAGCTGCACTATTCCAATATGCAACAGCAGCACCGCCACCGTCATAACCTTTATAAACTGCTGGTCCACCGCTAATATTTCCCCCTGATCCTCCACTACCACCATTACTATTAGGTTGAGCTTTATGACTAGGCATAGAAATATACAGATCAGATACAGGAGTTCCAGTTCTTTCTACGGTACTACCGCTAGGATTTGAGTACGGATTACTACCTGCTTTTCCTCCTGGAGCATTTAATGTTACGGTAACATTCGACCAACCACTAGGTTGATAACTAGCACCTTGAAAACCATTAGGGAAACTATATTCTCCTGGTGCTTCTGGTGGTTCTCCAGTTAAAAAACCAAAAGCCATTGCACATGCATTTCCTCTTGTTTCTAATATAGGCATGTTTTTCTCCTTATGCGAATTTAGACTGACTTGTAAATACAGTAAATGCTGCTGAGCCAGTTTTAACTATAGTGTAAGAATAAATATCAATAGAATTAGTATTACCTGAACTCCAAGCTGTACCGAATTGATATTTAGGAGTTACAGATACTCCATCTACTGTGATAGCACTATTGTAATAAGCTGTTCCTCCATTGGTAACCATAAATGCACAAGTTAAAGTTTCGCCTGTAGACATCGCAGTATCTAAAGAGGTTCCGCTAGAACATCTAAAATTTACTGTAAAGTTACCAGAAGCATTAGTAGTATAATAAAGCACTGATTGAGTAGAAGTATCAAAATTAATTGTTCCTGTAGCAGCAGTTGCTGATACTGTGGTTACTTCAGCCATATTTTTAACTACAGCTGAAAGAGAACTAGTAGAACCAGCTAAAGTTTGTTTAGCTGTAAAAGTTGTGGCTGTTCCTGGTGCTACATAATCAGTTCCTGCAGTAAAAGAAGTTAAACCTGTACCGCCATTGGCAGCAGGTAAAGTTCCTGTAACATTACTTGTAAGATTACAATAAGTAGTGCTTGTAGAACCTGTTCCACCATTTGCTATAGCTAAAGTTCCTGCTAATGTGATAGTTCCAGTGGTAGTAATAGGACTACCTGATACACTTAATCCTGTACTTCCTGTAGAAAAAGCTACAGAACTTACTGTTCCTGTATTACCTCCAGTAGAAGCAATTTCAGTTACTGCGCCACCTGAATTTTTAAAAAATAATTTACCATCATTGGTATTAATAGCGAGTTCCCCATCAGCTAAGTCAGATGCGCTTGGTGTAGCTGCTGCGGTTGAACTCCTATAAAGTTGTATTGGGGTATACCCTGTTTCAGCCATGTTGTTCTCCGTTTATAAAAAAGTAATAAGTGATCATGAAAATGTCCCTCCTGATATTCCTGTTGTAGCTGTTACAGTAGTAAATTTACCTGTAGTAGCTGTTGTTGCTCCAATAGGTGCATTATCTACTGTACCGCCAACTATAGCAGGAGCGATTGTTGAATCTAATTTAGCGGTAGTAACTGCTCCGTTGTTTATTTTAACAGTTGTTACAGCATCAGTTGCTAGTTTTGGTGTCGTAATTGAACCATCTGCTATATCTGATGAAGTTAGTGGTCTTGCTGTAGGTGCATTACCTATATACGGATTTGCCATTATGTTATCTCCAATATTGAGAGGATCGCATCTACTGAACTTGCTGTATCTGAATTAACTTTTATTGAATCCCCTGTGTTTAAAACAATTTTTTGATTTCCTCCAATAGGAACTAATGCTCCTCCTGTTGGAATAGGTGCGTCTTTAACAACATATGTGTCATTTGCTCCATCATTTAATGTTACATCTATATTTACAGTAGATGCAGTGGTATTGGCTACTGTTAAACCTATAACTGTAGTTTCTGTAGAAGCACCTACTGTATAACCGCCTACGACAGTCAGAGCTGTTCCTATGTCTCTTGACATTTTATTTAAAAAAGCATTTGCCATTTTATCTCCTTATCCTAAAGCTATTGCTAAAGCAATAACATCATCAGTTGTTACTCCACTACCTGCTTGGGATACCCATGCAGAACCATTACTTGTTAATACATTACCAGAAGTGCCAGGAGAAGTTAATCCTGTTCCTCCATTTGCTGGAATTAATGTACCTGCTAAAGTTACATCACCTGTAGTTAAAGTGTTAGGTGTTAAACCTGTTGAGCCACCACTAACTGCTGTTACACCTGCAGAAGTAGCAGTTACCCAAACATATGCTGAACCATCCCATTTTAAATAACTATTAGCAGAACTTGGAGCTGGTGTAAATGCAGTAGTATCTGCTGCAGTTTGGTAAGGTATTTGATTTGCTGCTCCTCCTGCTAAATTAGCAATGGTAGTTAAAACTACTGCTCCAGTTTGCCCATTAACTGAAGTTACTGTGTTACTTTGATCAAGTTTTTGCCAAGCTGTTCCGTTATAAACAGCCCAATCACCTACTTGCCAATCAGTTATACCGTCAAGATTAGTAGTACCTGCAACACTTACTATATAATAATAACCAGAAACACCAACTCCTGAAGCCAAAGTAGGAGTATTTGTAGAAGCATTCCAAGTTCCTTGAAAAGTTAAACCACTTTGAAAGCTAGTAGTAGAAATAGCTGTTATAACACCCTTAGCATTAATGGTTAAAACAGGTATAGCTGTTGCTGAACCGTAAGATCCTGCAGATGCTCCTGAAGCAGGTAAATCGGCATTGACTAAATTTCTAAATGCTGTTGGTGCAGCAGGACCTGATGCAGGACCGCCATATAATAAATTGGCAGCCTGATCTGTTTGAATTAAGGCTGATCCCCAAGTCGGAGCACCAGTACCTCCTGATATAAGAACTTGACCTGATAAACCTGCAGGACCTAAACCTATATCAGAACCTCCGCCATAAGCTATACCGCCAGGAGTTGAGGTGTTACTTTTACCTGTACCTCCTTGATCAATAGGTAATAAACCATCTATTTGATCTGCATTTCCAAGATCTACAGGAGGATGTCTATGATCTCCTCTTGATAATTCAACATTTGTTCCTGAATTACCTCCTGTTGTACCTGTTAAAGGTACATCATCTTCAAAATCAGCAGTTAAAGTTACATCAGAACTTAAGCTACCTCCTCCTTCTAAACCTGCTCCTGCTATTACTTGTCGTGTATCAGGAACACTACCGCTTGAACTAGCTGATATTTCTGTTACAGCTGTTACTCTTCCTGTAGAATCTACAGTTACAACAGGTATTGTTGTAGCATCGCCATATGTTCCTGGTGTAGCTCCTGAGCTGGCAAGTTGAGTAGTTCCTACTCCGCCATTAGCTATACTTAAAGTTACATCAGTACTTAAAGGTCCTCCTCCAGTCATTCCTGTTCCTGCTATAACTTGTCTAGTAGTAGGAACTCCAGAAACTTGTAAAAGATCTCCTGCACGAATTTGATAACTAACTCCTTCAAAAGTGAATAAAAGTAAACCATCAGCAGATGCTGTAGGTGCAGTAGGTAATTGAGTAACTCTACTCGGTATTAAATTACTTGGGACATCAGACATTATTCCATCTCCAGATATTTATCGCCATCTTCTTGAATAACAAAGCCGTCTCCATCCTCTTGAATAACTCCAGCAGGATGGGTGTCAATATTAGTATCAGGACGATTAAATGGTAAAACAATTTGATCAGGTCTTCTAGGAGGTAATAAATATGGATCATATTCATCTTTATCTTCTTTACATACCATTAATCCTGGAAAATTAGGATCAGGTTCTAAATCTGCTAAAAAGAATTTTTTAGAACATCTTCCACATATTCCTATTCCAAATGTTGGTTGACCTTCAGGATTTAAATAAATACTCATGCTGTATAAACTCCTATTCCTGGGTTAATTTCAATAGGTGAACCATCATTATCACCATCCCAGGCTCGTTGAATACTTTGAGTAGCTCTTAATTCTAATTGAGGTATTAATTCTCCTGGAGCAGTAGGTGTTTCAGCACATACTCTAGCAGCTAAGCCATTTATAATAGCTTCTAACCACCTGTTGGGTATTTCAATTTCTTGCTGTAAATTATCTGTGTCCATTATTTGTCTATGTCGCCATAACACTAATTGATATTTTTCTGCAGCAGCATTAGGTGCTGGCCAAAGATTAACTACAGGCTGAGGAATATTCCTTTGATAATAAAAACTAGTCGGTCTTCCAGCAAATACTAAGTTACTTTGATTAACATAATTATCTCTACTTAATATTCCCATAGGAATAGCTTGAGGCATATTACCTAAGGTTATAGAGGTATAAGATATTGTAGAAACACCATCAGTAGGAATAATTTTAAAATATTGTTTAGCTAAAGCTCCTGTTATTTCAATCCAAGTTATATCACCTGCTACTGCTGTGTTATTAGTAGCGATATTTTTACCATCAAAAATAGCTACAGTAGTCCAAGTTACATTATCAGGACTAGTTTGAATAGTTACAGGAATAGCTGTATTAGACCATTTTATTCCTACTTCATTAACTACCGTAGCTGAAGTAAAATTAACTTGATATAAAGTATTAGTAGAAGTAACTGCACCACTTAGTTCTTGTAAAATATTAAGATTAAGATTTAATACATCTACTGTTCCAGCAGGTAAAGTTACGATTTGATTATTTTCATAAAAAGGAAGTATTTGTTTTTCAACACACCAGCTCGGTGTTTTAATATTAGCTAGTTCATCTAAAAAGAAAGCTAAGCTATCTAAAGCATAATCTTGCATTTCTGCAGTAATTGCTTGAGCAGGTAATTTACATCTTCTAAAAGCATGATCTACTACTTTTAAAGCATTAAAAGTTTTAATACTTATATTATTAGAATATGCCATATCATTTTATCCATTTATACTTATAATGGTCAGACTGATACAGCAGACCCTTTTGTTAATTCATAATTATGACCAGGAGTTTTTCATAGTTCCCATCTTTTTGAAACCAGCTAAAGCATCATCTCTATTACCTTTATCCATAGTGTCTACTGATGCATACTTTCTGCGACCCAGAGATTTCTCCATACCTGCGCTTTCATCTCTTCTATCTTTAAAAGATTGTTTCTTGGTAGACTCTTTGCCGTCTCTCATTCCTAATGATTCATCAAGTTTATCATTATAACCTTGACCGCCTTTAGCATAACCTTTTGCTTTTTTCATAGTAGTTGATCCTCCTGTTGCTTTTTTCATACCTGCAAAAGTTTCTGCAAGTTTTGCTCTTTTTTGTGTTTTACCCGATGGTTTAGGTCCACCAGGGGTAGCTGATTTACCATCAGCAACTCTTTTAATTTTATTTTTGGGAATGTTTTGTCCTTCTTTAACATCCATATACTCTCTAAGTGCTCCTGGTTTTTTAACTGCACCTTTAATCCAGTCATCTTTACCACCACCTTTTTTAGCACCCATAGCACCTCTTTTGATTTCATACTCAGCTTCATCACGAAGTCTTCCTAGTTCATCTGTAGCATTTCTTTTACGAGAACCTACTCTCGCTAGTTGTTGCTTTTTATCTCTTCTTTCTTGAGCATCGTTAGATCTTCTAGTTTTTACTCTTCTTAATTCATCTGCTGCATCGTCTTGTACACCAATTACTCGTGCTTCTTCGTCTCTTATATTTTTAAGAGCTTTGGTTCTACCACCTCTGTTCATTTTACGAGGTGCAGATGATTTTGTATATCCTGCGTCGCTTGGAAATTCAAAATCTTTTACATATTTTATTGTCATTATGCTATTACTCCATAAGTTTTTATACCTTCTATTATTAAAGTATAACCATCTCCTGCTGTTGCTCCTCTGGTACTTATAGCTACATCTCCAGCAGCATTTGCTGTTCCTGTTGCATTATAAGTTAGTCCTCCAAAAGTATCATAAGGTACATCATAAAGTTGATCTTCTGGTAAAGTTACTATTAAAGCATCATTTGCTGGAGTAGGGTCTCCTACCCAATAAAGGTCTACAGCCATTCCTGAAGTTTGACACCAAATTTTATTAATTTTGATACCATTACAAGGAAAGTTGTCATCACTTCTTGCTAGTCCTGATACATCAATTTTTGTAACTTTACTTTCGCCAGTACCGTCAGAGAGATTAGTATATTTACCAATGAATAATCTTTCGCCATCCATGATAACTTGAGTTGCTACTGCATCTGTCATAACTATTTCTCCTTTCTGACAGCTCTCACAAAACCTGCTCTAGCATATTTATCTATAACTTTTTTAACTTTAGTTTTAGGTTCTTCTGCTTTAGCTTTAGTTTTAGTTTTAGCTTTAGTTTTTACCATTTATAACTCCTAAGATAGGTTGTTATTTTGTGCATAAAGAACAGTACAAGAAGCAACACCTGTTGTTCCGTCACCAGTAGCACCTGTAAAATCAGCAAGAACTTCTAAATCAGTTGTTCCTACATTAGTAGCTTCTGTGTCTAAAGTTCCGTGTGTTGTTCCTAATGCTTTAGTGTTGATACCATCTAAAAAAGCATCTGCATCTGCTGAAGTTCCTACATCAATAGTTGCTGCTCCACTATCATTACCAACTGTTGTTACATTTAAAATAACATCTACAATTTGTGAATTAGCAGGTATTATTGCTACTCTTTGATTAAGTTGACTAGCTCCTGTAATGTTTACCATTATTGCTTGCGACATTAAAACTGAACCCACATTAGCAACATTTGTGCCAATATCGCTTCCTGTTGTAGCAGCTATTGTACCAGCTTTTACTGGTCCTGAAAAAGTTGTTGTTCCCATTTTATTTCTCCTCACATGCGAGTTAATAAATATATATCTGTCTGCATGTCGTCAGTCTAGGGTATGTTAAATTCCCTAATTTAGATTCCTCCCACCGTAAGATGAGAGGAATCTGTTTTAGTCTTATACTCCAGGAGTTCCGAAGACCGCTCTTGGGTCTGTCCATCCTACAGTATATCTTTCGGTTGCTTTATAACGCATTGAGTCTGTTGCAAAGTCACCTTCCATAGATTTCTCTAATCCACGACGCATTAGAAGTTTTAATCCTTCTGGTGCATCTGTTTGGATCCACCATGCTGTGGTTGAAGTAATTCTTGAAAGATTTGCTTGCCCATCACCCAGTAATCCCATAGATTTAACAGGATTAATGTCGTTATCTGCAGTCCCAGTTTTCAATACAGATTTAAGTAGTGTTTCTGCTTGGAACACATTACTTGGTCCTGTAACAATCTGAGTAGGTGTTAATCTAATTCTTTTACCGTTATTGTCAACAGCATTTCGAATTTGAATAAGCATCTGCTCTAGTGAAGTTTGAGACAATGCAGCAGCATTCGTTAAGGTATTACTAAAAGTACCATTTACAATCGGATGATTGTTAGCACTTAAAGCAACACCATCACCGCCTGGGTAGGCAGCATTGAATGCTCTGTTCATGATGTTAGCAGTTAAGGTTTCTTTAGTTTCAATCAAAGATTGTGCTAAATGTTTAGCATAAGTTTGACCTATTCTAATATGATCCCCATCTTCTACCAATACTTTGGTTAGCGCAAATGCTAAGCCATAAACATGGTATAGATACCGCTGTACAAATAAGATACCACCAGATTGGTAAGTAACAGCCATACCGTCAGGCAATTCAGGTGCTGCACCGAAACCATAAAGAACTGGTTCTTCATGATAATTTCTCGGTATACCTTGTTGCTCACGGAAAACTGCTTTCCATTCGTCGGCTCTTTGTTCATAGACTCCATCAAATACTTCGTTGAGAATTGGTTCAACGACGGATCGGAAGTCTGTACTACGCATTGGAGTAGCCATAGTCTAGTCCTCCTTTATACAGAATTAACTGGTGCTTTATACTGTGATTCGTTTATACGAACACTTACAGTAACATATGCGTCAGTTATTCCATTATCTGGTCCCCCAGCAATACCTGTAATCTGGAATTGTCCAGAGGTTGCTTGGATCGCAGTTAATTGGGTTGATGAAAGTCCTACTTGTGTAGAACCGCCTGGTGAAGCCACAGTCCAATCACATTGTTCACCTACGGCAGTTTGTATTGTTGTGCCTGAAGATGGATTAGTGTATTGAACATCAAATATAGTTTCTGGGTCATCATATACCCAGGCAATTATATCTGTTCCAGCAGTACTGGCTGGCCAAAATGGTGATAACGATGGTCTTCCAGTAGAATCGTTGTACTGAACACCAGCGAAAATACCCAGCATGCTGATTCCATCAGTAGTACCAGATCTGGTACCATCTGAGGTAGCTAGCTGAATAACACCTGCATCAGTCAATTTGACTGGATCGCCTTGGAATACATTTTGTGCGTATCCCGTAGCTATTACATAAGCCTTCGCTGTAATTCTTCCACTATTGTGGTAGGAAGGGCGAAAGCCAAATGGTGCACTTGTCGATGACATGTTTTGCTCCTTAGTTGGTTAATAGGTTGTTCGTCAGGAAAGTTCAAATGAACCATCCCTTTCTTCACCTAGCCCCTTGGTACCGTCACCTTGTTCTACTTTACTACCTGATGCATTTGCCTGTTCTTCTAAGAACTTCGCAGTGTCAGCAAGTTTACCTTCTTCTCTATTTGGAGCATCATGATGAGCTTCCATCATAAATTTCTCATATAAAGACATCGGTAATTTAAATGCTAACATTTCATTTACACCAATAAATCCTTCCCAATCTCCTGTTTTTAATGTTGCATATTCCCAGCCAGGAACATCTTCTGGCTTCACTGCTTCGTATCCTAGACGGATGCGTTGTTGAATGGAATCTCTCGGATTCGTAGTTGTTAGCCAGCACATGTGCCAGCCAGGTAACTCTGGTAAGTCTGGTAAGCTAGACTGAAATAATTGTTGACGGAACATATCTACTCGCTCGTCTTCCGTAAGTTCTCTATCTTCAGTTACTGCACGATCGTTCATCGCACGGCTCTTACGTCCTTCATCAGCTTGTTTCTTTAATCTTTCGTCGGTCATATACTCGCTCCTTTTTTCAGCGATACAAAATCACTATAGTTTAGTTTAAAATGAAAGTAAAGGTAAAAATAAATTTTTTTCATTTTCATTGGTTTTCCTTGTCATATTGTGCATATCTTTTAACATATTTAGTTCTAAGAACAGGATCATCCCATACACCTGCATCCATTAATGCTTGTTTTCTTTCAGGACTTATATAAATTTCTTTTCTGGTAGAAGTAGGTGCATGCTCTTTACCTGAACCTACGGCTGGTCCTCCTCGTGCTTTACGAGTGTTTGTTTTCTTAGAAGTAGTTTTAGCAGGAATATCTTCTTCATCAAATCTTTCGGGAAGTCTTCTTGCTGAGCGTAAAGTCAGTTCATCCCAATATTCTTCAGTTTGAGGATTATAACCATCTTTACTTAATGCTTGATCAATAGCCATAACAATAGCTGAATCTTCATCTCTACCTTGAGAATCATACCAGGGATTTTCTTCCATAAATTTTTGAGCATGATACATGGTTCTATCATCTACTGCAGGTGCTTCTTGAGGAACTTGAGATGCGTGCTGTTTAGCTACAGAAAGTTGCTGTGCTTTTTGCATAGCTTGGTCTCTGTATTTCATAGCCTTTGTTACATCTTGCCCATTATTAGTTTCTACAGCTTTAGCTATAACTCTATCTGCCATTTGAACTTCTTTATTAGCTTGAGCAATAGCTGTATCATAAGTGCTTAACTCTACTTGTTGAGATTTTCTTTCTTGAGCCGTTAATCTTCTTTCTAAATCGTCATTACGATTTCTTAAAAAATCTAACTCAGTTTTATCTCTTTTTATAGCTGTTTCTCTACGGGATTTTCTTTCAAGTTTTTCTTTTCGCCTTCTTTCACGAATAGCTTCTCTTTCCTCATCTACTTCAGCTTCAGCCGTCAAAGGTTCATCTTCAACAGTTTCCTCTTCTTCAGGTTCTTCTATTATTTCTGCATCTTCTATATTGTTTTCTTCATCAGATGTAGGTCCATCTTCTACTATCACAATATCATCTAATGCGTCTTCAGTAACTTCTTCTTTCTCATCAGTTTCAATGAGAACATTATCTTCTTGTTTTTGGGTTTTAGCCATAATTTTATCTCCTTATCAGATAAATGCTTTAATCTTTAGTGGGTCTCCTGTTACTTGACCAATCACATCTAGATCATTAAAAATAACGAACATTGCGGTGTCATCTTTGGAATCTCCTATGGGAACTTCCCATCTGTCTCCTCCATATTTTGCCACTCTAATATATTCGCCTACCTTACACCAATCACCTTCTGGCCAATTTTCCATCGTATTACGATTTTTAAATGCCAGAGGACCTAGTGCAATTACTTTACCAATCTGTGTATTCCACTTTTCGGTATCTTTAGTATCTGTCGTCAGAATAATACCACCAGCTGTTTTCTTTTTAGCGGTTCGTATCTGAATCAGAACACGGGAACCAAAAGGTACTATTCCTGCGTCTATTGCAGGAAATGCCTCTTCTAGCGTATCCTCATAAGTTGTCGTCACCATACTTCTCCTCTTCGGTTAGTTTTAAAAGTACATTAATAGCTTCTTCGTATCCAGCTACTACTCCAACACGATAACCGTACTCAAAATTATCGCGTTCTTGAGGTCTTTTTAAAGCATCTAAAGCAAAAGTAGATTGCTCTGCTTTTAAAAGATTCAATAGTTTTTGGTCAATCATAAAATATCTTCTCCCATCGCCATTCTTTTATGTTGATTAATATGACCTCCTTTAGAAAGTTTTGCGGTTTTTTCAGAATCTTTAAAATCTTGTGCCGTGGGTGCACCAGGATCTCCTTTTTTCCGCATTTTTATTTTCTTGCCAGTGTCAGGATCTTTTAAACCTTTTTTAACTTTTTCCTGTTTAGCATGAATATTTGCGTATAAACCTTTAGCCATTTTATTGTCCTGTAACCTTAAATCCTGCTGCCATTCTTTTTCTTTGTGGAATGTCTGGTCCATCCATATTAACAGAACCGCCTGAAGCATATCCTTTAGTTTTCATTTTTCCACCTTTAGAATATCCTTTAGTTTTCATACCACCTTTGGCATACCCTTTAGTTTTCATTTTACCGCCTTTGGCGTATCCTTTACTTTTCATTTTCTTCTCCATTATAAATATTATCAAAAACACGATTCACATCTAATGTATAATCCAGATCTGATTTACTGTAATGCACATGTTGTGAAGGTCTAAACTCAGGTGCTCCTTCTCCTAAACTAAACCAAGCAGGATGAGTTACTCTCACTCGGTTATTAGGTAATGCAATAATATTACCAGTGTATTCTCCAGCATCCAGAAGTTCTAATACATGACTCTGTTTATGTTGAGCAGGGTCATCTCCGATTTCTGAATCAGTATAGTCTACAGTAAAATAATATTTAGCGGGATAAAATTCTCCATCTACTTTAGCTAGCCAAGGACAAGGAGAACATCTGTCCAACACATAAACACTATGAGTTCGGGATGAGCAATCCCAAGGTTGAGCATCATGTGTCGGCATGGGTTTTGGCCAATCATCAAATGGAGTATCCCCCACTAAAGCAGTTATAGGCATTCTTGCCCACATTGCTCCCCCATGCACATTTTCTTCTTCAGTATCATAAGTTTCAGCTCCTGTAAAAATAAGTTGAAAACTTAAACACCTATTAGGTAATGTTGTAACAGCTACCGCCATGGCATGTATAAATTCACCATGAAATTTCTCATGATTGTAGGTGTATTCTTTACGCACCCAACATTTAAAATACGGTATGTTACTTTGTAAAAAAGCCATTTAATTACATATTTCCTAATATAATTGCTATAATAAATATAATTGATATAACAATAATTTTCCAATTTTTCTTAATAGAAGTTAAAGAGTAAGCTTCGTTTACCAAAGGTGTTTTAGGATTATCTGCTTTGAATTTACCTTTAGGTGTTCTAGCTCTTTTAGGTGGTCTTCCTCTCTTCTTTTTAATCGGTGTTTTTACCATTTTTTCCTCCGTTATTTAACTCAAATTCCATCGTAAACTAATCGTTCGTTCGGTCTATTTCTTAATAGAACGAACGATTATGGTTTAGGATCAAAATCAATTCCTGATCCTGTAGTAAAAGAAGTTTTTTCGTCAGCTAACATTTCCATTTCAGCTAATTCTTTAGCCGTCATATTATCAGCATTATTCATTCTTTCTCTAGCTTCAAGATCTGCTTTTTTCCTATCGTTTTCATTATCTTCTCTGATATTTTGCCTATCAGTTTCAGACATTTCTCTAATATTATTTCTCTCAGTTTCAGAAACTTCTCTAAGACCTTGTAATTCAGCTTTCTCTTTTCTGTCTTCCATTTTATCCATGAGTTTAGCTCTCTCAATTTCTGCTGTCTGTTGCATTTTCATCTGCTGCAACTGACTATTAGTATCAAGTTTTAGATTATCAAACTGTAACTGAGCATTATCTCTTTCCGCTCTTTGTTGTATTTCACCTTGTTTGATTTGAGCACTAAGTTCTGCTATTTTCATAGAATCATTTCCTGCTCTAGCTGGATCTTCAGGTTTAAATTGTTGAGCCACCTCAGTTAATTGAGCAAGTTCTTGAGCAAATCCTCCTAGTTGTTGTTGGATAAATTCTTGAACTTTTATAATAACTTCTACTTGTTGTTGAGCTTCTTCAGGCATCAATTGTTGCTGTTGCGCTTGATCTACTGCATTATGTGCTTCTACTAAATAATAATTAAGTAAATGATCTCTTAAATGAATAGCCATAGGATAAAGTAAATTAGGAGCTATGCTCGGATTCTGTCCAAACACTGGCGATTTTAAAAAAGGTAAGTGAACTTCTAAATGCGCTATATGATCTTGTTGAGGTAAAACATAAACAGGTTGACCCATACTTGCTGCTACATTTTCACTTACAGGATCTCTATCCTCACTACCAGGGAGAGGATTTAAAACTTCGGCACCAGGGACTTTTAATGTTCTTAAGAACATTTCTTCAATAGCTCGCTGATCATACATTTGTGGCATTGACTGTGCTCTTTGCATAATTGCTTGTATTTGAGCAAATCTTTGTGCTTCACTAAATATAGCAGGATTACTGATTGGAACAACATCCGCAGGTCCATCAAAATCTTCTGCGGTTATTTCTAATCCAGCATTTAATCCGTCAAGGTCTTCTTGAGTGTAATACATAGAATTAATTCTGTGTAATATGTCTAAACTTCTTGCCATTGCTGCATGTAAACGAGAGTGAATAGAACTAAATACTACCATACCTTGTTCAATTATAGCCATAGTAGTTCCGACTGGCGCATTAGGATTCTGCTCGTTAAACTTTTCAAAAGAAGTTTGTACCACTCCTTTACCTGCGTTAACTAAAAAACCTAATAATTGAAATAAAGTGTTACTTGGTCCTGCAAACGGTAAAGGCATTGCTAATTTACGAACATCATCAATTAGTGCACCTCCCTCCATTTCTACAATTTCTGTTGGTTGAACATTAATTGTTTGTCCGTTAGGTCCTCCTTTTAATTTAAGAAGAGTAGGAACATTTTGAATGTAAGCTGAATCTAATAATGCTCTGAGTGCTCCTGTTGCTGCTCCGCTTAGACCACCAATCATATGTGTAAGTCCGATAGGATAAGCACCTCGCCAAGGAACAAAAGGAAATTCCACAATCCATTGTAATTCGTTTTTTCTTTCGTCATCTTCTTCCCAGTTACGATAAAGAGATAAAGGTTTATCAGAAGATTTATCAATACTTAAAATATACGGAGCTAATCCGCATTCATCTTCTATATCTAAAGAAGTGTAAACTTCAAATATAGTTCGTAAACCATCTTCGTTATAAGATGTATTTTGTTTACCTTCAATTTTTTCGTTGGCTTGTTCTGCTTTACTAAACTCAGGATCATTAGGAGTAGGTAAATCAATATCAGAATACATTCCTGCTTCTATTCTTTTTTCATACTCCATGTGAGTTACGTATTGAACATGAGTTTTTCTTTCTGCCGTATAAAAGTTAGTAGCAGAAAACGGTAAGTAGATATCGTCAATAGGAACAAATTCAGATGTTGGTCTATTATATTGAGCATTCCACATATATTTCATATATTGACCACCACCTAGCGGTAGTTGGGTGCTTAATTGTTCTAACTCAGATCTGAACTCAATCATTTGTTCGGTAACTTGCCAGTTCATGAAATCTGTTTTACGTTGAGCTTTTTCTACTTTAACTTTATCAGCTTCACCTATAATTTTACTTTTTACTGGTCCTGTTGGCGGAAACACTTCTTTAACGAATCGTGCAGAAAAATCTACGCATGCTTCTACTAACATTGGGTGAACAACTTTATTAGCTCCGGTAAATTGTGCTCCACCAGGCGCATCATCGCCTAGTCCTGTTCGGCGCAAACCTTCTTCGTACTGTTGATCTCTTTTTTGTCTAGCTTCTTTATCTCTATTTATTTTAGTCAATAAGTCGTTTATAGCTCTTTTTAATTTTTTCTGATCTACTTTTTCTACTATATTTTCAAAATGCGGTGAAGATCCGCTTATTGTTATTTTTTCCATTTTTAAAATAGCTCCTCCGTCAGGAGTATCTTCTAAAAGAGATTCTTCTTCAGGTATTTCCACCATAGTTATCTCTTCTTTAGTAACTTCTATTTCATTTTCTTCTTCAGCCATTATTTACCCTCCATGAGTTTTTGTGCTAAACTTTTTATTCTTGTTTGATCATAACTTACTGAGCCACCTTCGTTGAAAAAATTTTTTGCTTTAGCTTTAATTCTATCACTATCATATACATGTCCGCCAGTATTCCATTTTACTTTGTCTGCCCAGTATGCTGCGGAAGATTTACCTTTTGCTATATTCTTTGCGTGGCGAGATTTAAAAGATGCTCGCTTCTTTTTCATTTTATCAGATTCACCTTCTTTAGGTTTACCTGCGGTACTTGCTCCTTGTTCTCCAAATCTTATTATTTTATCTTTTCCGTCTACTCTAGTTTTAACAACATGAGAACTGGAAGGATGACCAGGAGTTCTTTTTGGGGTATCTAATTTTAAACTATCTTTATCTATCATTTTTATATCGCATATGGGTTAACTTTTTCTACTAATCTTAATTTAGGTTCGTCATAATCACGAGCCTGAGGTAATTGGAACCAGCCATCATTTTTAAAATATATCATAGCTTGAGTAAATGTGTCTACGTAATCATCATGTGCTGCTACTGGAAATTTAGCTAGTTGTTTTATAAAGTTCTGTGCCCATGAAACAGCATGACCAGGATTCTTTTTAGATTCTGGTATCCAACAGTGACCTAATTCTAAAGTTGGTGCTGCCTGATGTGCTCTACTTATCTTGTCAGCATTGCCAGGATTATAGCCGATTGCGGGAACATTTGCCAGGCGCAAATCTTGTAAAAGAGATTGACCACTCGCTTTGGCTTCTACAAGAATTCTATCTGGTCTTTTTCTTTTACTGAATGGGGAATCTTTGCTCATACCTCCGTATTCAGTTTGCCATCCTTTTATGGCTTTTTCTCTTAATTCAGGGTAACCTAAGTGTTCATCCCAGGCATCAATTAACATACAATGTCTTGCTCCCTCATGTGTAAATATAGCATATACTGTACATGCTGTGGGATCTCCTGAAGATTTTTCTGTGAATGCACAGTCATAACTTTGAAGAATATATTCAAATGGCGGTAAACCTGAATTATGTGGCCAAAGTTCAAAAAATTTTGTTTTCAGGATTCCTCCTTCTGATGGACTAGGCTCTTGTTGTAGCTGACCTGCTACACCGTATGTACCCAAAAGTTGTTTTAAGTCTTTTATTTCTTTATCACCGAATCTATCTGGACATATTAGTTCACCTTCTGTTTTTCGTGGATCATACACCCCTAAACTCGTAGAACGAGATTTACCATCCCATTCTGCAGGAATCATAAGATGTTCCCATCCTCCTATATCATCAATTATATGCCCAGATATATCCCGTTCATGCAGTCTTTGCATAATCGTTACCATAACATCTTCTTTAGGATTATTTAATCTTGTTGACCAGACCATGTCGAACCATTCTACTGCTGCTTCTCTAAATGCATCTGATTGTGCTTCTTGAGCAGAGTGCGGATCATCAAGCAAAAGTCTAGATCCACCTTCACCAGTTGCTGTACCACCTACAGATGTAGCTAGCCTGTATCCAGTCTTGTCATTTTCATACCTCTGTTTAGCATTCTGGTCTCCTGCAAGAGTGAACATGTGTCCCCATCTCTCTTGGTACCATGGAGACAAAATTAATCTTCTAGCCTTAAGATTGTCTCGAATACTTAAGTTACCTGAGTATGAAGCACACAAAAACTTTTGAGCAGGATCTGTTAGCCATTCCCACATTGGCCACATTACACTTACTATTGTAGATTTAGAATGGCGTGGTGGGATATTTATTAGGAGCTTCCTCAGATCTCCGCCAGAGCACGCTTCCAAATGCTCACAAATTTCTTCTATGTGCCACCCTCCGATGAAAGGTATACCTGGCTCCACGACATGCCATGCTTGCTTTACGAACTCATACAGAGACGATGATGCTGCTCGTCTGTCTCGCTCTTCCTTGATAAGATCTGACATAACTGCTGGAGATGCTGGTAGAACTTTCTTCATTTATCTGTCTCTATCTTCTTCATTGTCTCGTTCAATTGATTTAGTTCCTCGTCGCTCAGGTTCTTCAGATCTACCGCAGCAAGTTGTACTGGTCCTCCGTCCTTACCGACATGCTCTGTCTGGATCTTGTCGCCGTAGATCTTCGGTAGCATCTTGCTCAGCATCCACTTCCTGCTGTCTACTCTCAATCTATTACGAGCTAGAGCTTCATTGCTTATAGGTGCTTTCACTGACCTCTGCAAACGATTACCTCTCTCGTCGAGTATAGGTTGTCCGTCCTCATCTAACATGTCTTCTTCTATCATTGTATAGTTCTCATCTGATATAGCTAAGATTTCATCAGCTATAATCTTATATCCCAGATCTCGCGCATGCGCGTATTGCTCGGCTAAGGCTGGCTCTGTGCTTATCCAATCAAGTATTTGGCTAGAAGGAGGACAGTCTGGCACCCTATTACAGGCAGCATTTAGGGATATGCCACCTTCTAGTAGTGGAGTGAGAGCATTCATTATAGCTTGCCTATTATGTTTCCTAGCTCCAGGTCGGATTTTAACTACTTTTGCATCCTCATCTTTTGTATCATCTTCAGACATAATACAAGCAACTCCTTCTAGTTGACCATCTACTATAGTTCGCTTCATTAAAAAAGTAAAGGGAAAAAGTAATCGTTCGTTCTATTAGAGATATAAGCGAACGAACGATAGCTGACGAAACCATCTGAACGACTACGGAGAGAGGTAGAAATACCCTCTCCTCCGTCCTTCGATAAGTGATCGTTCGTTTGGTCTGATCGTTTGAACGATTACCCGAACCATTAACTAACACTATATTTACCTCCCTCTTTATTATCTTCTACATCTTCGTTAACTCTAAGGAAATGATTAGCTCTTCCTTTAGGTTTATCTAACATAACTCTCTCAATCCTACCGTCTTTTATCAAAGAGTCGATAGCTCTCTCTTTTCTTTCTTGACTCGCTTTAACTCCTCCCTCAGCGATCGGCATTCTTTCATAATAACTACGACTCTTACCAACATCGTTACGGATAAGTGTCACCAGGTCATCACATATTCTTCCCCACTGCTCACTCTCTTTCTGTTCTTTGATGTCATCTTTCAGTTGAGCTCGTTCACCGACTTGCAGTACCCTAGCGATAGAATGCATGAACCAAACCTCACTGTCAAATCCCAGGACATCTTTATGAGTTTCTTTATTAGTAACTACATCAAATGTCAGCTCAGGATATGCGGTAGGGAAACGAACTTTGGTAGCTTTAAGTATACGAGGACTTGATACATCTTCACCGTCTTTGAACACTGTGTAAACTCCATGAGCATCTCCAGTCCATGCTGATGCACCTCTGGGGGAGAGATAATCAGACTCACCAGAACCGAGCATTTTAGCAGTGTGGCTGACAATAATAACAGGAAAGAAGAGGAATGCTTCTTTGATATAAGCCATAGCTCTGCCGACCTGGGCATTATCATTTTCATTCTCTAAATCAAATACAGCATTAGCCGTATCAAAAACAACGAGAGGTAATGCACTATAATTTTCTCCTTCAGCTGTTTTATTATCTACAGTCCACTCTTTATATTCATCAGCAATTTGAGCAACTATCTTCGGATCTAACCTGTGAGATTGAATAACCCTGACACGCTCATTAAAGTCTTCCGCTCTCATTCCAGTAGAACCCCAGTTAAACATAGAATAAATGACTCTCTGCACCTGGACAACAGACTCAGTAATTATGATAACATTCCTCCGGACTTTAGGTTTTAAATCAAAATCTGCAGGGCAAAGATGAGCAGTAGCAAGAGCCATAGGAATAATTAAAGTAGTCTTACCGACACCAGGTGCTCCAGCTACAACATTCACTCCAGTAGACATAAAGTTATCATAAATATATTCAAACATCGTTACTTCATCAGCACCAGAAGGTTGAGCTTCTTTTAAAGAGAGCGGATGATCATCTGTAGAAAATTCTTCTATGTTTGTAAAATCTTTGGTAGTGCTTCCTACCCAGCCGTTATCAATAGCTAACCTAAATATAGAACGATAAGTAATTGAGTGTGGTTGATCTAAATCTCTTTCCCACTTTTTTCTTTGAGCAGACGCATCAAACTTATCACTACGAGTAGACCATTCAGTCCAAACTTTATAACCATTTTCTCCGTAAGGTTTTAAAGCAGTTCCTACATTTATCCAAGTAGTGTAATCGTCAGCATCGACATGTTTCAATGCTGAGCGGAGATCATCAAATGTTTGAGCAGTGGCAATAGGAGTTCCTCCCTGCTCTATCAGAGAATACTCAGTAGGAGTACGAGCTCTATCACTAATTAGAGATGGTAAACTAGAAGGTTGCGCTGGGTTAGATTTACTCAGAGGAGAACTACCTGCTTCCCATTTATAATCTCCACTCTGACCAAGAGTAGGAGCTACACAAATATATCCATGATGTTTTAAATCTAATCCTTTGGCTAGAGTGCCTGGGTAAGTCTTCCCTGGTTCTGCTTTGAATAACCTGTGCTCACCTCCTCCTTGAGTTTTAGCTACACAGTCTGAATGTAATACCCCATGCTCTGCTTCTAATTTATCTAACGACTCTTGACCTCCATTCTGCGGATCAATATCTAATGCAATCATACCTGAGTCAGCTAAACTAATACCAATACCAGCATCAGGATCAGTAGACCACCATTCTTTTATAATGTCTTCATTAATAGTAGCATCCTGGTGACCATGAGGTGCTAAATTTGCCTGAGGATGCTTCCCTGGTTTATGCCCTTGCTCGTTACTTGGTCTACCACATCGACAATCACCATTCTTATCAACAGACCACACAGGAACTACATACCATCCTAATTTAGCATAAGCCAATGCATAATCTAAAATACTCGGACCCTGAGTGTCTACTGCCCAAATATGTTTAGGAGGTTTATTCATCAACATGTTCCTGCTTCAAACATTTCACTTACTACATTCCAATATCTACCATTCTTTCTTACTTTAATTTTAGCTGGGTAGATAGCATCTCTAATTTGATAAGACACTCTTTTAGCATCGGTAGGCAGATGAGTGGCTAATCTACGAACCTTAAAGAAGTTAAAATCTTTTTCTTTCGGACTTGCAGTATTAATAAATAAAGTAGCATCTATACGAGCATTTTCTGGAGTACTGCAAGTATAAGTCACCATCATCATAG